AGCTCTTGAATGTCTTTTTCCCCAATGTTATGTATTCTAAAACTACCTACAGTATTTCCATTGGTATCCTCAATTTCTATTCTCATATCAGCTCCTCCAGATAATCAGGCTCAAGCCCAAAGTAATCCTCACAAATAGTCTGTGCTCCACATATATCTCCCATACCTAACCTACGATGCATTTCCTCTGAGGCTTCCTTAATCAATTCGTCAGCCTCAGCAGCACTTAACTTGTCCCTTTTCATTATAACCTGTTTAATTGTTTCTGGCATATTCCCTCCTGCTCATAAGTTCAAATATTGAAATTACACCCCAGCCTTAAACTCAACAGTATTCTTATATTGAAGTATCCCAAATGCCCATCCTGTAGGAAGTTCATTAATTGCATAAGTCTTTGCTTGTGCATGTGTTGCAAATCCTTTATTATCATGAACCCTTTCCAACCCTCTTTTCCAAACAACATAGAACATATAGCCCTCCTCGGTTTAGCCTAATCTACTAGGCTTGGTTAATAATACCTTCAAAATCAACTTCTATGTGTTTAATGTCTTCACTTAGTGCTTTATCCAAATGCTGAATTGCTTGGTGTCCAGTATACATATGCTTCTTTTCTTCCTTATCTTTAGCAGCCTCGGTTGCTTTTAGATATTGTTTTGCAGCAGTATCTAAAAACTGCTGAAGTGATACTAATCTCATACCATCCTCCTTACTTTAGCCTTTCCAATAAAGGCTTGGTTAATAAATAATAAAGTGATCCTCTTTCCAATTTGTTACTTAGGCTTGTAAGTTCAATTTTCATTTTTTGATAAGTTCAATATATGATTTTGGATTTTGTTCGGCTTTGTATAGTTCAATATTACCATAGATATTTTGAAATTGCAAGCGGTTTCAAAAAATAAAAATTGAATAGGGGTATAGGTTTTTAGGGTTTTGAAAAGATATTTTTGTAAACGTTTCCATTAAAGTTTAGGGTTTGCGTTGATCTATTGAAGTTATAGACCAGAAGGGGCGAATTTGTAGCGAGGCTTACACTAGGGCATAGTTAAGAGCATTAGCCATACTTTGATACCTTGAAATAAGGACAAAAGTTATAAGTCCTTGAGCCGTAAGGATATAAGGGTTCCACGCCTTGTGTAACCCTTAACCCTATGAGCCACAACGACTTACGCCCAAAAGAGAGAGTTCCACGAGTTCCACATAGTATAATTTCAAGCAAGGGTCCATTTCTCTAAATTCCTATAATATATAAATAATTATATATATAAAATATATTTTTAAGCAGAGAAGAAAAATAATACGTGTGTAACTGTGGAACCGTGTAACTTTGCAAAAAAGCATTGAAAACATTGACTTCTTCGTAAGTTCAGTTCCACAAGCCGTAAGTTCAATTTTTAGGAATATCTTTAAAATAACCTTGTAATTTCCTAAATTTTATGTTATATTGTATATATCTAATAAAATAATAGCTCATTGACAATTAGGAAATAACTAGCCTTGCAACAAAAAAGGGGTAAATATGAACGCAACAGGTAAATATTCCGTAAAGGAAACAGGCGAAATTGTAGAATATAGTTTTGACTACCTAGTCCTAGAGGGCGATAATGCGCAGGAGAAAATTGACAATGCTATTGAAAACTTGACAGCCGAAAAAGTAGCAAAGGATATTCAGAGAACCTTGAAAGTAGACGCCAACAATACAGCAAGAGAAAAAGCTAAAGCCAGTAATGGACATTCTGCAAGAGTAGCATTGACCGAAGAACAGAAGCAAGCAAACAAAGCCGAGCGTGCTGGAAATAAAGCGATCCTTGACGCATTGAAAGCCAGAGGCTTGACATTAGCAGATATAACTAAATTAGGCTAAATCCTACCTAAGTAATAGGTTGCAACCGATTAATATAATATAAACAATAGCAAGGCTAGTTATTCTCTATATTCTCTGCTTAATTGCAGAGCCTAGCATTTACAAACCTATACACTACAAGGATATACACCACAGCATAGGAATTAAAATTTTTCAAGAATAGTGTATCAAAAACCTCTATACCCACCACCCCCCCAACAGGATAGTCTTATTTATATTAGATAAAATATATACGAGCCAAAAATTTGAGTAATATTTCATAAGTCCTTCGGACACAAGGGGTTAGGTAATTTCAATTTATTTTCAAATTAGCTTGACAATTTAGGTAATATATGTTATACTATATATGGAAACTAGGAAACCGTAATTTCAAAATATTAAAATTGAACTTATGACTTTTTCTGCTTTTGAATTTACAGCATCCAATATGACGAAAGTCAACCTAGGGGTTCGCTACCTTTAGTTACTACGTTTGCAAACGACAGATTTTGACACAGTGGTTAAACCGCTGATGATCGACTGTCGTTTTTTGTCTTTATTAAAAAGGAGCATGTTATGCCAAGAATAATACCACAGGATATGAAAGCAATATCTACAATTAATGCACAACCAGATCGGATGACCTCTAAGATACATCTTATGGTGCTTATGGATATAGCTGGGAATACTGGAAATCAAATGAGTCAGGACTTAGGGATTACGCCTGCACGGGTGTCCGTTATTAGAAATAGTCCTATGTTTACAGATGAACGACAAAGAAAAATGGTTGAGCTACAATCTCAAACAATAGATAAGAAAAGTACATCTGTTGCTGAAGGTGACCCTGTAGAAGCTAAACTTAAATCCCTAGCTTTACGTGCTGTTGAAACCTATGAGAATATACTTAGAACAGGAAATTCAGAATCAGTAAAAAAAGTCACCGCTGATAGTGTATTAGATAGAGCTGGGTATAAAGCCCATACGGAAAAAACTAAAATTTCTATAGAGGTTACTGAAAAAATGGCTGATAGATTTGAGGAAGTATTAGCCTATGATACACGAACAGGGGCGGAGAAATATCCAAACTTAGGAGCAGGTGATGTTGAACCTAGTAAAAATGACCGAGCAACAAAGGTCAGTATTAAGACAGAAATGTCTGAGTAACTTATTCTGTTATTGTAAAGCGGTAATGGGATTTGATGATATAATTGATTCTTTACATGGAAAATACTGTGATTTCTTATCAAGTCCATCTCAAAGAAAACAGGCAACGATGCCTCGTTCTTTCGTAAAAACTTGGATTGGTAGCATAGCATATCCAACATGGGTAACACTTCCTAGGACAGAGGAAAATGAATTCCCTTATGCTAAAGCTTGGGAAGATAAGTTTTGGCAACTTGGTCCTGATATGAGGGTACTCATTGCATCGTATGTTATAACCAATGCGGAAAAGATGATAAGCCTTATTCGTAAGACCTATGAATCTAATAGAGTTATGCAGATGTTATTCCCAGAGGTTATCCCCCATAACTTTAATAGGGTTAAATGGTCTAATCAATCTGCGTGTATCCATAGAAATGATGATTTCACCGAGAGTACATTTGAAACTGCAGGCATAGGTGGAGCGTCAGTATCTCGTCATTATGATATAGTTATAGAAGATGATTTAATATATGCAAAGAAAGATGATTTCAGCGAGGGTGAGTTACAACCTGATAGAGATGATATAGAGAAAGCAATAGGTTGGCATAAGTTAGTTACATCATTGTTAGTTCCAGGTCGACATACACATATTCATAATGCAGGAACACGTTGGGCAAAGAAAGACCTTATAAATTATATATGGGAAAATGAACCATCTTATGAACGTTTCATAAGGGGTGCTGTTGACCTAGATGAACTAAAAGAAAAAGGTGATTGGGAATTATGTAAACCAGAATGGGAATCATGCTATGATATAGACCAACTTAAGATTATACGAGCAGCTCAAGGTCCATACATATTCGCAACCCAATATTTATTAACACCAACATCTCATGAAGAACGGTTATTTGAAAAATCCTGGCTACAATTATACCAATTTAGTGAAGAAATTCCTAAGACAGTTAGGATATTCACAACTGTTGATTTGGCTGAATGGACAGACACCAAGCGTAAATCTGATTGCAATACTGTTGTACTTACCTGCGCTTGGGACGATAAACATCATTGTTGGATATTACATTATGATGTAGGTCGTTTAGACCCTTCGGAAGTTATAATGACAATGGCTAAGCATTGGAAAATATTTAAACCAGAGAAAATTGGAATAGAGGATATATACTATCAAAAAGCAATAGGGCATTTTGCAAGGGAATATATGGATGAGGGTAAGGTACCTCGGATGAACATTAGGGGAATAAAACCTGAAGGTAATATACATAAGGAACTTAGGATAAGAGCAATAGAACCTTTAGCATCAAACTTTGCATTACATTGCAAACCAGACCATAAGGAATTCATCGAGGAATACACAGATTATGTTCCTAATAATAAAATGTGTAAGAAGGACATATTAGATACCCTTGCATATCAAATCCAAATAGCTCGACCTGGAAAGATTATTTCAGATAATGTACGACCTAGAGCAATCAATTTTAAATATGAAACTAAGATGGATGATTTCCTTAGTTGGGCTCATGACAAGACAAAAGGTAGAGATAACTTTGGTAATCCAAGTGTAGTTAATAGTCCATATACTGAAGAGCAAACGGAATTAACGGTTGCTGCAGATGATTGGGAACAAGGTTTTTCGTAAGTTCAAAAATTGAAAATATAAAAAGGAAAACATGAATAAAAGAGTTAGAGAAAAGATAATGAGAATGAAATGGGAATCCCTTAGAAAAAGAGGTATAACTCCTCCAAATGATAAAGAGGAAAAACTGAAACGATTAAAGGAGGCTCATGGCGGATAGTAGTGGTGTAGGTACAGTAAATAAAACTCTGCAACAAATGCAGGAAAGTATAAGAGAGGGTATTCGTTACCGTACCTTATATGGGCAAAGTAAATCCTGGAAAACATATAAAAATATGTACCGTGGATTCTGGAATAAAGGTATTGTTCCTGTTAATATAATGTTTTCTATAGCACGTTCTATAGTTCCTCAAGTGTATTTTAGAAACCCTAGGGTATCCGTTATGCCAACCATGCCAGGGTTTGGTATGCATGCACTATTACTTGAGAGATTAGATAACTATCTTATAAATGAAACTGGATTAAAAAGGGAACTTAAATCTAGTGTTATGGATTGCTTCTTCTCAGGTAGAGGTCCAGGGATACTAGGATATGATAGTGAATATGGCTTTAACCCTGAAATTACCTCAGAGGAATCTCAAGATTCTGGTTTAAGTGCATTCAGTAAAAAGGGCGAACGTATTGAATATAATAATAATGTTAAGCCTGGAATGCCTTGGTTCTTAAGATGTAATCCTGAGGATTTTGTAGTCCCATGGGGAACAAGCACTTGGAGAACATCACCTTGGTTTGCATTTAGAAAAATGAGAATTCTTAAAGATTGTAAAGCAGACCCTAAGTTCATGAACACAAAGAACTTAAAAGGTCCCTATAGAAGTAAGTTAGAAGGTTCCCATGATGGTGCTCCAGAGAAGAGTCCAACTTCACAATTCCCTACTATTAACCAAGAGGAATGGGTTGAACTGTGGGAGTATCATGACCAAAGAAGTGGTAAGGTGTTTACACTTACTTTGGATCATCCTAAATACTTACGGGATGAATTTGATTATTTACAAACTGAAGGTTTGCCTGCAAAGGTCCTAGGGTTCAATGAAGACCCAGATCATTTTTGGTGGGTTCCTGATGCTAGGATAGTAAAACCCAGACAAGAGGAAATTAATGATATAAGAACAATGGCAAAGAAACATAGAAGAGTAGCTATACTTAAGGTCTTATATGATAAGGGGATAAATAAAGATGAGCTTTCTAAATTACTAGATGAAGATGTAAAGGCTGCTGTTGGAATAGATGTAGGTCTAAATGGAGATATAAGAAAAGCTGTTGCATTACTACAAAGTCACGTACCCCCTGACTTTAGTATAGCAGCTAGGGAAGTAAGAGAAGACACTAGAGAAGAAATGGGATTTAGTAGAAATCAAGCAGGTGCGTTTGAAGCCCCTTCAGGACGTAGAACTGCTCATGAGGTAGAGACTGTACGAGCTGCTTCAATGATAAGAATAGATGAAAGACGTGATGCATTAGCAGACCATCTTGAGTCGATAATTAGGTCGTATAACCAAATAGTATTCTCGAATTGGTCAGCTCGTAGAGTGATTGATGTTGTAGGTCCAGATGGTGCTAGATACTGGGTTAAATTTTCTGGTAAGGAAATTAAAGGTGAATATCATTATAGGATAAACCCAGAGGAAGGTCAACCTCAAGATAAGAGAACAACTAGGAATGAGATGTTAGAGTTCATGGCATTAGCTAATAAAGTCCCAGGTACTGATATGCAATATATGATGAAGGTATTTGCATCTAAGTTTGATTGGCTTGATCCTAAGTTAGCTTTTCCTGGAGAAGGTGCAGGACGCAGTCCTGAGAAACCCATGGAATTCATGGACTTCGTAGGAACTCAAATGAAAAACTTTCCACAATTTGTATAGGAGGATTTATGAGAAAGGACTTAGCTGATGCAGAATATGATAATTACCTAGCTAAGAATAAGAAAGTCAGGGAATTAAGAGGAAGAAACATTGAAAGGAGAAATGCAAATAAAGGATATCATGGTTGGCACTTTGGATTAGGTGAAGACCCTGTATTCTGTAAAGATAAAGATGAGTTTAAAAGAGAGCTGAATAAACGAGGTCTTATAATGGGTGATGATGTAAAAGTACCCATAAAGAAGAATCTAAGATAAGGAGGATTTTATGAGTGATAACGCATCCACAGACAAAGTGGTGGAACAAACACATACTGCGAGGGAGCTTAGTCAAGAACTAAGTGGCAGTCCTATTGATAGGGCGATGGAAACTAAAACGTTATTCCTAACGTTTGCACCTGGTGTTAGAGCAGATGTTTCCTTTACTGGACAATGGTCAGGGAGACTAGTACGTTCTGCATTCAATGCAATATCAAAAGCTTACCGTAGACGGCGATATAAACAAATACGAGTTGAGCCAAAACTCGATCCTGCGAAAGCAGAAAAACCTGAAGGAGGTATAGGCGATGGAAAATGATGATATAAAAAAGGGCGATGAGAGTAAAAATGAAGGAGAAACAATATCAAAGGTAGACTTTGATAAAGTTTCTGGAGAGAGGGACAAATATCAGAAGGATTTAGACGATGCAAGAGCTGAAATCTTTAGTCAGGATTATATGGATTTTCTAGATAAGAAGGATAAACCTAATGTGGAAATTAAAAAGGAAGAAGCTATTCCTGATGAGAAGTTTGAGAAAATGTCTAAGAAAGAAATCTTTGAGCTTGCAACTAAGACTGCATTAGACCAAATCAATCAAACTATAGAAAAGGATAAGATTACTAGAAAGACTCAAACTGAATCAGCTAGGCAACGCGAAATTGCACGTTTTTCTATAACTCATACAGATTATGAAAAGTTTAGACCTGCTATGTATGGATTATCCCTTAAGGCTGAAAACAAAGATATGAATCTCCAGGAACTTTACGACGGAGCTAAAAAGTATGTTAAGTCTCTACAAGAAGAACCCACTGCAGAGGAAAAGATAAAGCTTAATTCCATGAGTGGTGGATTAAAACCTGGACAAGATTCAGGCACATATACATCTAATGAAAAGATTGATGGAGACGCTGCTGCTCATGAAGCTGCAGAAGAAACAGCTGAGAAGCTTGGACCTTTACCTAGTGCATAAAGTTTTTCCTTCTTAAAAATAGAAGGAGTTTATCATGGCAACATTGACAGAATATCTAAATACACTGTACACTACTACTTGGGCAAAGCGTAGACCTACTACGGTTGACCAGGTTATAGAAGAGAATAAACTTTTGCTCCTTATGAAGAGCAAAGGGATGATTAAATATGAGGCTACGGATGGACGTAGACTTGAAATCCCATTGAGGGTTAAAAAAACCACTACTTCCAAGTTCTTTGGAAAGGGTGCGACATTTACCATTACTGATTTCGATCCATTAACTATCGTCTATGACTACTGGAAAAACTTGGGTGACCAGGTTGTAAGGTATTGGGTAGATGATAAGACTAATGGTGGGAGTATCACTAGGCACATTAAACAGATGACAGCGAAGTTGGATACCGTACGGGATACATTACAAGAAAAAGTTGAGAATGCCCTATGGGAAGATACAGGTGGAGCAACCGTAGATGACTACAATGGCTTACCTTATCTAGTAGACGCTGCACCTAGCACAAGCACAGTTATCCATGGTATTAACCAGAGTACCGCAGTAGATGAATCTGGGAATTATTACTGGCGTAACCAACAGAAGACTTCAAGTGGAGCCTTCTCGGTATACGGTGAAAGCGATCTTACTAATGCAATGAATACCGCACAGCGTTGGGGACATATTGACCTATTAGTTAGTGACCAAACAACTCATGAACTAGGCGAAGCAGAAGCTCTGGAGAGAGTACAAGTTGTAAATAAGGAAGCCGTGGATTTAGGCTTAGACCATATAACTTTTAAAGGAAGAATATGGATTTGGAGTCCTTTATGTACCACTGGTTATACTTACATGTTAGACCGTAGGCATCTTGGTTTTTCCATAGACCCTTCTGTTAACATGGTTATGGGACCTTGGAAGAGAATTCCTAACCAATACGAAGATATGGTTACACAGATCGTACAACGTGGACAAGTATGGGTGGACAAACGTAGATGTCACTCAGTAGTTACAGGACAAGCAGCGTAACTTTCGCTCTTAAGCCAATAAGAGTAGAGGTAGCAAAAAACCTAAGGAGGTAGAAGAATGGCAGATATTACGACAAGACAACAAGGTGAAGTAGATGAGAGTGGAAAAGTAAACTGGAGAGGGGATCAAAGTGTACTCCCGCAGGGTGGACAGTCTGTATATAAGTCTTCCACAGTACAATTAGCCCAGTTGGGCTCAAGAAGAGTAGTTGGTGATAGAGTCTTTAGATATATGAAATCTAATGATGCTATTAAAGCTCGTCAAGCTGTAACTATAGTAGGTTCTGCATCTACTGGAGCAGGCACTATGATTACAGTTACGGGTGGTACAGGTGCTGCTGGCGGTAAGAGAATTACGCTTGACAATAACGCAGCAGGTACTTGTGCTAAAAACGAGTTTGCAGAGGGCTATATTGCAGTAGACCATGGAACAGCTCATACTGGTGGAACGAACGCAGGTGGGTATTTGTACCGAATTAAATCTCATCCTGCAATGGCAGCTTCAACTACAGGAGAATTTATCCTGTATGACCCATTGGTAGCAGCAGTACAATCAACTGATTTTGCTGTACTATACCAGAACCTGTACTATCAGGTAGGTGTAGCAACAGCCACTGGACAGTTACCCGTAGCTATATCTCCTGTTAATGCTACAAAAGGCGATTACTTCTGGGGACAAACATGGGGACCAGCCTACGTTAATGTAGCTTCGGCTATGGCAATTGGTGCTGCGTTCAGTTTTGTTGCTGGACAAGCTACCATTATCCTAGATACCTATAGGTATGCTGGAGTCATGTTAACAACTGGAAGTGTAGCATCTAGAGGCGGAATTGCCTTTATTGCATTAGCACCGTAAGTAGAAGTTTCTATTATATTAAAAATAACTTGGGGGCAGGTTAATCCCTGCTCCCTTGAACCCCATTAAAATTGGGGAAAAAAGGAGAAGTAAAAATGGCGAAAGCACAGAAAACTAAGGTTAAAGAAGAAGTAATAATGCCTAAGATTTTAATAGGCGTACCAATACTTGCGTGGACACATGAGTTTGCCCAGAGTTTTTTAAATTTCTGGACTGACCTTATGACATATCAACACAAGGGTAGAAAGTTCCATATTGGGTATCATTTTATGTATCGTGTACCAGTGCATAAGGCAGAGGAAACTTTAGCACAGATGGCAGTAGATAGTGGATGTACTCACTTATTATTGATGGATGATGATATCTATGATGTAACTGTAAAAGACTTTTTAACCTTGTTAGATGCGGATAAGGATGTAGTTGCAGGTGTTATGCATACATCAGGTTTCCCTTATGCTATGTGTGCATTTAGAAGATATGACACTAAGACCAAGGTTGCAGACCAACCTATTCTTAAAGGTCCAGCAAGATTATATGAAGTACCACCTGAGCAAAGAAAGGGACTTCAGAAGGTCGATCTTGTTCCATTTGGATTTACTTTAATTAAAACATCCGTCTTTAAAGGTATGAAGAAACCTTGGTTTAGTGCAGACAATCAAGCACCCACAGACAGTTGGTTTGCTGATAGAATGCTCTTTAAGAAAAGAGAATATTTTGCTCACTTTGATGTATGGTTAAACCATAGGGGTATTACTAAACAGAATCAACCACTTTGGGTACAGATGGGCTTAATAAAGGCTCAACAGAACACCGATAATATAATCAATTTAACTCCTGAGGAAATGAGAAGACATGAAGCACTAATGGCAATAAAATTGCAAGAGGCAGAGAATAGAGCTAAAGGTAAAGAAATTAAAAAGATAAGGTTTATGGAACGTACTAAGAGAAAGAAACTTGGTACTATGGTTAAAAAGTAGGAGGGGATTAAAATGGCAACACCAGGAAATTTAAGAAAGAATTTAAAAGACAAGGTTTTTAGAGGTAGGAATAACCCACTTTCTACTCTTTCTGTAACCTCTACAGGAACAGGATTAGGTTCAGTTAATTATGTGTTGGGTCAAATGGTATTAGATAGTTCTGCAGGTGATTGGTTTTTATGTACAGCTACTGCAGCTGCTGGTACTTGGGTTCAAATTAATGCGTAAGGGTTTAAACTATGGGAGAGCAGTTTCATTAATAGTACTGTTCTCCCTATATATTGGAGTAATTGCTATGGCAAATAATTATACTCAAGCCTTAGGAGAATATCCTTATACAAATGAACTAAGAAGTTCAGAGGGTTCTAGACCTAAGAGATATATTGATCCTGGTGTAAATAAAGAAGCTATAGGCTATGGTCATCTTATAGAAGGTGAGGCAAAATATTCTATTTTAGCAGCTCAACTTGGATTTAAAGACAAGGAAAATCTTACTGAGAAAGAAAGACGTACCTTGTTAAAGTATGATGTAAATTTAAGACGCACAGCAATGAGTAAGGAATACCCAGAAAGTTCTCAAGGAATTAGAGATGCAATGCTTACTGTGAGATATCAATTTAGTCCTGATGGTTTTGATGACCACTTTGGGGATGCATTAAGAACTAATAACAAGGAAGCTTTAAAAATAGAACTTGAAAGATTAGGTAAAGTTTTCAAGGAAAGAAAATTAGGTGGGGTGTATGATAGGTGGAAGAGAGTACAAACTAACTTAGATAGTTTGGAGGAGTAAGTTATGGCATTAACACGTGATGAATTTGTAACAGAGATATGTGATACAGTTGGTAAAAGAGTAAGTGCTAGTTCTATTTCTGGTGCATCTCTTGAAACTAGAGTTAGGAACTATCTTAATTGGGCTCAGAAACGGATTGCTCGTTTTTATAGTTTCCATGAGCTTAATGTGTTAACTGAAACTCCTAAAACTGTATCAGGCATTAAGAGATATCCCTTTAGTGCAGGCACATCTAACTTCGGACTTACCCGTCCTAAAGATATAAGTTCCATTAGACTAATCGATGGAGCATATTCTAGGAAAATTACTAGATGGAGTACTCGTAAGTTTGATACTAAGTATCCCTATCCTGCACAATATTCAGGTGGAAGACCATCTATCTATATGCGAGATGGTGACAATATAGAATTCTTTAAAATTCCTGATGCTGCTTATACCCTATATATAAGATATCCTCAATGGGCTACCGACTTTAGCAGTGGTACTCAATCCTCAGACCTTCTTAATAAAGACCAGTTAATTATAACCACAGGGATATTTGAAACATACTTTGCATTAGAAGAATATTCTGACGCTAAGATATGGTATGCTAAATTTCTAGGTCAATTGAGAGATGCAGTACGGTCAACTGGTGATATAGATTGGGAACCCCAAGCTGACCCACAAGGAGACGAGGAATATACATCTGGGGAACCTTGGATCGACCCCTATGGTGGAGTAAGTGATCCATTATATGGATATACAGAATAAGGAGGCTTAAAATGGTAAAAGGAGAACATGCAATATGTCATTATACTACTTCAGCAAGTGTAGTATTATCAACTACAGCTTGTTCATTTATGGGCATGCACGCATTTGCAAGTGCTGCCTGCACAATAACAATAGCAGATAGTGCTAGACGTGTATTTTTAGGAAGTACTGATGCTGGTGGTTTCATAGTAATTCAATCACCTGTACCTGTAGTTTGTACTGGTGGACTTAGTGTTACGGATTCTGGTGGTGGAAATTACTTAATTTTCTATGGGAAATAAAGCATACGTAAGTTCAAAATTTGAACTTATGAAAAGGAGGAATTGATGGCATTAACTAAAAGAATAAAAGTAGGTGGGGGGTATTACAAGGGATATAAATGTGTAGTAAGTTCTGCAGCTGCTGATTACAGTTCTGTTATAGTCAATACAAGTGGAGCAGCTATGAATGCTTTATCTGTAACTCCAGATGAATATGGTTCTGGGGATACGATAAAAGTCGTTCATTATAATGATGCCTCAGGTACGGGAACTGTTCTAGCTATCCTTGCTGAGGACATCAACAATGTAGGAAAAAATGCAAGTATAATGT